AAGAACCAGTTACAGATACGGTTGATTCTGTCACGGTTGAAACCACTACAGAAAATAAAGAGCAAGAAGAGCCCACAGCAGAGCTCACTAGCGCTACAGAAGCTATTGAGCAAGACGCAGTAAGCGATGATAAACTTCAAGCTCTCCAAGAAGAAAATGCAAAGCTTAGAGAAGCCCTACATCGCACTCTTGCTGAAAGAGTAGTTGATACAAAAATTTCATTAGGAACAGAGTCAGTAGAGGATAGAGAAGAATTGATTAAAGATCACGTTTCTCGTTCAGCTGGTTCTTTAGCGGATACACTAAGAGATTTGGCAAAAATGCCAATGACCAAAAAGTTTTCTGCAAAACTTAATGAAGCTGCAATCGTTGAAAACGATATTGTCCTCGAGCAAGAAGATAATGTTGTCGTAGAAGATGAAGAAGCAACAACTACGCCAAAGGCAAAAGTGAATACAGTTGAAGAACTATTTGTAGATGCCTTCATGGGCCGTCGTAAACTTTAAATATATACAAATAAGGAGAAATTAAATGTCATTAGCAAAATTTCGTAAAGTAGGCACTAAGACAGGTGCTGGTCGCTTTGTTGTTTCTGAGGGTATTGCACCGTCAGCTTACATCTTGCCATCAGTTGCTCTGCCAACTTGGTACCTCGATTCAGAAGATAACCGTTTTGAAATTGTTATTCCAAAAGGAACAATCCTTTCTGTTATAACAGATTCAAATGGTGATTCACGTTTTGTTCCAGCTAACGGTAGCGGCTCTTCAGTAACATGGGGCGATACAATTGATGGTTGGGACCCACTTGCAGGAGCAACACCAGTTGCTGGTGCATCTGGAGACACACAGGCAGTAGCTGCACGTTCAGTTCCGGTCGGTTGTGCGCAGTATGATCTCTACAGACCCTTTGATAAGGGCACATCACAAGGTGCTGGCTTTATCGTTAGAGGTTATGTTGAGTATCCAATGGTTACAAACGTTAATGCTGATTTAGCAGCAGGTGACTTGGTAGCTCCAGACTTTATGGGCCGCCCAAGAAAACTCTCTTCAGCTGACGCAGGTACATACCCATGGTTGCAGGTTGGTAAGGTTATTGAAGTTGAAAAGTTTGCTACAAACTTTGACGACGGTCTTCTTTCCTACATGCTCTTGCCATCCGACCCAGGTGCTCTCAAGACAGTTTATGAGCTCACCCGCGAAGGTAGCTACAAGGGTAAGTTGGGCATCCGCTCTAACCTAGATGTTACGAATGTTGTTGGCGCATTCCGCGTGAACTTAACACTCTAATAAAAAGAAAACAAAAAAGAAAATATAAACAGGAGGATATATCCTAAGATGAGTAAGACAATCCAAGAACTCCTCTCGGGTCTCCCAGCTTGGGAAGCCGCATTTGCTGAGGATGGTTACATCGATTCAGAGAACAGAGTTACAATTAAGGAAGCATTCGGTTCGTCAGACGCAGCCGCTTTGTTCCCTAAGGTAATTTCTCGTACTCTGCGCGAAGCAGCCGAACCACAGCTTTTGGTAACTCCGCTTCTTTCTACAGTACGCCTTGGTAAGGGTCGTTCTTTGGAATTTCCAGCGGTAAATGCAATTCAAGCTGCTGAGATCCCAGAAGGACAAGAGTACCCAGAACAAGCTCTCGCATTTGCTAAGCAGATCGAGGGTAAGGTGTCAAAGAAGGGCGTTAAGCTGGCTTTCACAGAGGAAGTTATTGCTGATTCTCTTTGGGACATCGTAGGCCTCCATGTACGTGCCGCTGGCCGTGCAATGGCACGTTTGAAAGAGCAAATTGCTCTAAGTCGTTTTAAGGACGCAGCTACAATTGTGTACGACAACGACAACACAGGAAGCTATGATAGAACAGTCGGCCGTGGTATCGATGGTGAATTCAATGACACCCTCGCATGGGACGATGTTGTGGACATGGCAGCTGTGTTAATGGCCGAAAACCATATACCAACAGACTTCATTCTTCACCCACTAATGTGGTCGGTCTTCCTCAAGGACTCGATCTTCCACATGGGTGGCGCTGCATCAGCTGTTAATACCAGCTGGGGCTACCGCCCACAGTCAAAGGATGGCGCTCTTAACGCAACAGCCCCAATGGGCTTGAACGTGTTGGTATCACCATTCGTAAGCTTTACAGCTAAGAGTGGCGCAACACCAGCTAAGTCAGACGTGTTCCTAATTGA